GCTACCCGGAGCCGCAAAAAATCGCTAGTGAAAGATTTTTGATAGGTACGCACCAACACGCATTTCAGTACGCACATAGGTAATGACAAAATGACAAACATTGAGTACAGTTGAAAAGATATCGGGTAGGGAATTAGCCAAGCGGTTAAAGGTTTCGGAGGGTGCAGTACGGCAGGCCATTGCCCGTGGTGATCTTGGAAAAGCCTATGATTCGGCTGATAAGAAAATTGATTATAACAAGGCTATAAAAACCGGCTGGGCGCAAAGCCAGCTGAATATCAAACCAAAAGCAGGTGTATCGCGGACGAAGGCGGTTGAAAAACTGGAACAGAAAGAAACAGCGCCAAAAGCTAAGCCGGTAGAGCAACCACCACCACCATTTAAACCGGACGAAGATGATGCTATTGATGATGAATTGCTAAATGCTTCCACGAAAGATCTTTCGAAAGCGATTAAGATCAACAGCAATTTAAAAACGGCTGAGGCCATGCGCCGGCGTGAGATCATTGCGCTTGCATTGGATAAAAAGAAACTAGAAGAGGCCGAAGGGATCCTGGTGCGCCGGGATAAAGTAGAAAAAGCATTGTTCACCCTTGGCAGTGAGTTAAAGAAATCGCTCTTCACCATGCCGCAAAGGATCATCCGGGATATAATGGCAGCTCCAAACGAAGTGGATGCCATCAACATCATGAACGACGAGCTCACCTTGATTTTAAACACTTATGGAAACTTAAAACCTAATTCATTATCATAAAAAAACTGTTATGCAATACTCACCAAAACTGAAAAAAGCAATGGAAGAAATAAAGGAGATTTTAAAAAAGAACGATATAGCAGGCTTTGTCGTTTTGCATACTCCTGGCTTTTCAGAATACTTGAACCATGTTCTGACTTCTTACTCATGTGCAACGGTTTTACCAGAAGGTGTCAGGCTCCGTTTAAAAGGAAGTGAAGTATGTAGAGAAAAGGCAAAAGAATTAGCCGAAGGAACCTATAATATGATTACTCATTTAGCAAAACATATTGCCACAAATGCTGAAATGTATATTAACTGCGAGGAGCAATTGATGGAAAAATGGGGTGGTAATTCAGATAGCGGCACACACAGTTCACATAATCAACAAAACAATTAGTATGCTGACGCATACCATTCCCGATATCGATCTTATCGCCGGTTTCCTCGATGGCCTCCGTCCTGATCCACGGATAAGCGTGCGGGAATGGGCTGATACTTTCCGCATTTTGCCAGATGTAGCAGCAAGGCCTGGCAAGTTCAACACAGGTGTTACTCCTTATGTGCGTGAACCAATGGAGCGGCTGAGCGTGCACGATCCTGCCCAGCGGATTGTTATCAAGAAATCTTCACAGGTTGGGTTTACTGAGGTGGCAAACAACTGGCTCGGATATGTGATCGATGTGGCGCCGGCGCCTATGTTGTATGCCATGCCTACAGATACGATGATGAAAGACACTTCAAAGAATCGTATTGCCAAAATGATCGAAAGCACGCCCAGCCTTACCGAAAAGATTTCACCAAGCAGATCCCGGGACCAGGGCAACACCCTGCAGTATAAAGAATTCAAAGGCGGCTTTGTAAAAATGGTGGGTGCCAATTCACCGGTTGGCCTTTCGTCAACGGCTGTGCGTTATGTGTACATGGATGAAATAGACCGCTACCCTTTGTCTGTTGGTGGTGAGGGATCCGCTCTGTCACTGGCTGAAACCCGAACCATCACCTTTGGCGCCCGTAAGAAAATATTCCTTACCTCCACGCCAACCATCAAAGGCATCAGTGCCATTGATGCAGCCTTTGAGCCAACCGGCCAGCGTTTTTATCATGTGCCTTGCCCGCATTGCAACAGCTTCCAGGTGCTTGATTTTTACCAGCTCCGTTATACGCCTGGCAATTACAAGGATGTGCAGTATGAATGCATCGAATGTAAGCAGCTGATTGAAGAGCGCCACAAAACCCGCATGATGAATGCCGGCAAATGGATTGCAAAATTTCCGGACCGGGAAGATGGTACCGAGTATGGATATTTCATTAACGCCCTTTACAGCCCCTATGGCATGTACAGCTGGGCCAATATGGCCAAGGATTACGAAGAGAGCCGCAATGATATCCCAAAGCTCATTGCGTTCACAAATACTAAGCTTGGTGAAGTGTACGAAGCACAGCAAGGGGAAAAGCCGGATTGGGAGCAGATTCAGGATAGGGCAGAAGATTTCCCCGAAAATCGCCCATTTGAATCCGTTGCATTTCTTACAGCCGGCGTTGATGTGCAGGCCGATCGCCTAGAAATTGAAGTGGTTGGCTGGATGAAAGGCAAGTCAAGCCAGAGCATTGAGTATATCACCATCATTGGTGATACCAGTACCGATGATGTTTGGGCTGAGCTTACCCAATTGTTAAACCGATCATGGATAAGGGAAGGCGATGATGCTATACTTTCTATCCGTTTAATGGCCGTGGATACTGGCTATAACACGCTAAAAGTATACGAGTTCACCCAAAAACATTCATTAACCCGGGTGATTCCAATCAAAGGACGGGATAAGCTAGATCAAATTTTTTCGGCACCAAAAACTGTTGATGTTGTAAAGGCTGGCAAGAAAATCGGTAAAGTAAAGGTTTGGGGGCTGGGTGTGTCAACTATAAAAAGCGAAATATATGGTTTCCTGAAACTCCGAATTAATCACGAAACTGGTCAAATACCCGATGGGTATTGCTATTTCCCTACTCGCCAAACGGATTACTTCCGTGGCCTTACTGCCGAAGAAATTGTGCAGGTCACAAATAAAAAGGGGTTTGAAGAGTATGTATGGGTGAAAAAGTACAAGCGAAATGAGCCGCTCGATTGCCGGGTGTATGCCCGTGCAGCTGCTGCTGTAGTTGGTATGGACCGCTGGACGCCCGATCGCTGGGAGCGTGAAATGTCAACCTACGAACGAAAGCAGGTGGAGGACAAAAAGCCAAAACCAAAACCAGGTATAAAGAAAGCAAAATCAGGGTTCTGGAATGGCGGCCAGTAGATAAACCAACAAAATAATTTAAAATGAAATCACGGACATGGCTTAAAGACTTAGTCGAAGAATGGTCATACGAGCATTACTTGAAGCAGAATCCTTCTCTGGTGGAAGGAATTAAGAAGTTATTGATTGCCGGTGAAAAGCCTTCAAAAGTTAGACAATTCTGTAAACAGGTCAGTGGTAAGGCAAACCTGACGGCTTCCACTATCGGCCACATGATTGATTACGTGAATAAACAAATAAAAAACTAACAACCATCCCCCCAATGTCCATCTCCGCCAAAAACAAATTCATCAACCCCGTCGATCTTGAAATCATGGAGGCCGTCATCAAAGCCGTTTGTGATTATTACGCCATCACCGAAGCCGATCTTATTTCCCGGCCAATCACCAGCGAGCACACCAATGTTCGGCGGATCACTTACTACCTGATTGCCACTAATACCGAGTTAAAACACTGGATGATTGCCGACCGCTTGCTTTGCGCCCGTTCCCGTGTAACAAAATCAATCGATACTATACGGCTTTACAAGGAAATCTATGCACCAACACGGAACCTCATTGCCGCAATCATCAACATTGCTAATAGTTTTACAAAAAAGCATCCATGGCTTATACAGTAGAACAATTGGACATGCTCAAAGCGGCTATTGCCCAGGGCGCCCTAACGGTAAAATATTCCGATAAGGAAGTAACCTACCGTTCTCTCGATGAAATGATGCGTATTGCCAAGATCATGGATAAAGAAGTCAATCCCCCTGCCAGTAATACATCCACCCGGCGCTATGCTGAATTTTCAAAAGGATTATAACTATGAAAAAAAACTTTCTCGACCGGGCTATTGAAATACTCAGCCCTCAAACTGCGTTGAACCGGTATAAAAGCCGGAGCAAGCTCAGGCTCTTTAACGATGTATTGTCCGAAGTGCGTCAGCATGGCCGCAAGTATGATGCAGCCGGCAAAAGCCGCCATCATGCCGATTGGGTAACGGCCAACCTCTCCCCAAACCAGGAAGTAAACGCCGCCCTTAACTGGCTGCGGGACCGCTCCCGGGATCTTGGCCGCAATAATCCTTATGCACGCCGGGTATTTCGGCTTTTGCCAAATAACGTGGTGGGTAGCGGCATTATCCCAACACCGACCAATGTTCGTTCAGCACAGATCAAAGCTTTAAAAAATGCATGGTCCGATTGGGCTACCAAGCTCGATTGTGATTATGATAAGAACTATAATTTCACCGGCTTACAATGGCTAATATGCCGCACGGTAGTTGAATCGGGCGAATGCCTGGTGAGAAAAGTAAAAGCCGGAAGCAATTACAAAGTACCCATCCGCCTGCAGGTGCTGGAAGGTGATTATATCGATACCACGCACCACAGTGGCAAATGGATTTCAGAAAGCATGAAGGATCCGTATATCGATTATTACGGCATCCGTTTCAATAAAAAAGGCGAAAAAATTGGTTACTGGCTTTGGGATCAGCATCCTTCGGAGTTTCCCACCACCAGCACCATGGTATCAGCTGCTGATATCATTCATGTGTATGAAGTGGAACGCCCCGGCCAGATTCGCGGCATTCCCATTATGGCCAGTGTAATGCTTCGCATGCGTGATCTCGATGATTACGAATTTACCGAAAGGATTCGCAATAAAATAGCCGCCTGCTTTACCGTCTTCATCCAGGATGATAGCGAAAGCACCGAAAGCACACCTTACGAAACAGAAAAGATAGAGCCTGGCGCCATCGAACGCCTGCCACCTGGCAAGTCCGTTACCGTTGCCCAGCCTCCGGGAAAGGAAGGTTTTGGCGAATATGTAAAAGCAAACCTCCGTGGCATTGCTGCCGGCGTGGGTGCCAGTTATGAAGCGGTTACCGGTGATTATAGTAACGTAAACTTTTCCAGTGGCCGTATGGGCTGGCTCGAATTTGCCCGCGAAGTGGAGCAATGGCAATTTCGTATCCTGATACCGAAACTTTGCGACCGGGTGTATGAATGGTTTGCCGAAGCAGCAGCATTTGGCGGCTATATTCCGTTTAACATTCCCTGGAAAGTAACCTGGACCGCTCCCCGCCGCGAAATGATCGACCCGCTCAAAGAATTGCAGTCCATCAAATTGCAATTGCGCCTCGGCATTGTAAGCTGGCAGGATGTGGTAAAACAATTCGGTTATATCCCCGATGAATTAAAAGAAGAATTGAAAATGGATGCCGGCATGTGGGATGAATTAGCGCTGAAACCGGAAGGCGATCCGCGGTTTGATACGAACCGGCAGGTGGAAGATTTAGGACCTGATAAGGAGGACTCGCAATCAGAAAATTTATCAACATAATTAATTTGATAAATTCAGATTTAACCGGCATTACAGGATATTAGTTTAAAATTTACCCCCATTTCTGGCCGATATTAACACCTGTGATCTAAAAAGTTCAAACATCTTTGAAGTTCCTTCCGTTATTTTACGGTAAGAATTTTTGTAGAGAGGACCAGGTTCGAACTGGCGACCTAAAGTTTAGCGGACTCTCGCTCTATCCATCTGAGCTACCTCTCTCCGTGACCGTTACCTCTGACCAGGTGGCGGTCTTTTTTTTGTGCAATAGACAAATCTATCTTTTACGCTTAAAGAAACCCAGTTATTAATTGTCACAATTTGTGAAAAAAAGTGTGGAATATAGCTCAAAGCCTTGTCCCTGCTGTATTCCATGATTTTTCAACAGTAATGTGCAGAAAATGAAAAGAAAATTGTGTTTAGTAAACATTATCGATAATAATAGCCTTTTATTCAACTTCTTATAGATATGAGGTTTAGCCAGCGGAAACACTTCACCGTTATAAATCGTAGTGCAACTAGTTAGCAACATATTTAGCCATTCAACCCCCTCCGGTTCCTCTCCGGTTCCCTCACGGTTCGCAAAACCCTAAATACCCCCAATAGTTTTGGGTCTCAATCAATCAGAGATCACCACCGTGCCGGATGTAAAACAAAAAATAGAAGGATCAATGCAAATGAGGGCGCTCTTCGTGCCTGCTTCCATCGATAAGGAAGCACGTACCGTTGACGTTGTTTTTGCCACGGAGCGGGAAGTGATCATGTACAATTGGAGCATTGGCCGCTTTAAAGAAATACTGGTTTGCAACGATTCAGCCGGTGACCTTACCAGGTTAAACAACGGGGCTCCCTTGCTGAATACACATCAATCTTATGATGTTCGGGAAATTCTCGGTTCAGTAGTACCAGGAAGCGCAAAGTTTGTAAAAAACCAGGGCGTTGCTACTATCCGTTTTTCCAGCCGTGCCGATGTGGACGGTGTTTGGCAGGATGTACAGGATGGCCATCTTTCCGGAATAAGCGTTGGTTACACTCCTACCACTTATGAAGAAATTAAAACGGTAGAAAATACCATCCCCACTTTAAGGGCAACTAAATGGGAAGCAAATGAAATTTCCCTGGCACCGGTTCAGGCCGACCGTGACAGCATGGTTCGCAGTGCCGATAAAACACCTCACGAAATCACAATCATTCGTACAAATTCAAATCCCAATATCATGACAGACGCAGAAAAAGCTGCTCTTGCAGCGGAGCGCACACGCAGCTCCGAAATTCTCAAATCCTGCCGGGCGGCTAATTTGCCTGCTGAGTATGCGCAGGAATTGATCGACAGTGAAAAAACTTTGGACCAGGCCCGCGCCGCTATTGCGGAAAAAGCAACACAGCCCGTTCCCGTTAACGAAACCGAAGTTCGTAATGCAGCTACTACTGCTGAGCGTGCCCGTGTTAAAGATATCACCACCGCAGTTCGCGCCGCTAAGCTTGATGAAGCTTTTGCAACCGAATTGATCGATGGTGGAATTTCCATTGATCAGGCCCGTGCAAAAATTATTGATAAAATGGCAGAAACCGAAACCGCTCTACCCGGTGCAAACGCCGGCAGCATCAAAGCCGGTGCAGATGAAACCGACAAACGTCGTGCAGCTGCTACCGATGGCCTGTTACTCCGTGCCAGCTCATTGCCCGACATGAAAGTGATCAGCGCTGAGCGTGTTTCAGCAGCCCGGGAATTCCGCGGTCTTAGCCTGCTCGATTTGGCAAAAGAAAGCCTTACACGCGCCGGTGTTGATTATCGCGGCCTTGATAAAATGGATATTGTTGGCCGTGCCATCACTTCCAGTTCATCCGATTTCGCAGTGATCCTGGGTGGCGTGGTTCACCAGACCTTGTTAAACAACTACCAGGCTGTTGCCGATACCTGGAAACAGTTTTGCATGATTGGCAGCGTGTCCGATTTCCGCGAACACAAGCGCCTTCGCATGGGTTCTTTTAGCCGTCTCGATACGGTTAAAGAAAATGCAGAATTCAAAACCAAGGCCATCAGCGATGCATCTTATGAAAGCATCATCGCTCAAACCTTCGGTAACATCATCAATGTTAGCCGTAAGATGATCGTTAATGATGACCTGCAGGCTTTCAGCCGTTTGGCTCAAATGTTGGGTCGTGCAGCTGCACGCAGCATCGAAGTTGATGTGTACGCTTTACTGGCAGCTAACCCAACCCTCGAAGATGGTGTGGCATTGTTCCATAGCACGCATGCTAACCTGATCGCTTCGGGTGCTGCTCCGAGTGTTACCACATTCGACGCATTGCGTGTAGCAATGGCTAAGCAAATGGATCCCGGTTCAAACGATTATTTGGATATCCGTCCATCCACCCTGGTAATAGGTATCGTACAAGGCGGCGCTGCCAAGGTTATCAACGGCAGCCAGTACGATCCCGATGCAACAAACAAATTGCAGAAACCAAATGCGGTTTACGGCTTGTTTGGCAACATCGTAGATACTGCCCGTATCACTGGCAATGAGTTTTACGCCTTTGCAAATCCTGCTGAAGAGCCTGTAATTGAAGTGGCTTTCCTCGATGGCAACCAAACGCCTTACCTGGAAACCAAACAAGGGTTTGAGGTTGACGGGATGGAATGGAAGATTCGCCACGATTACGGTGTTGGAGCAATCGGCTACCGTGGTGTGGTTAAAAACCCAGGTGCATAAAATATTGTGGCAGTAGCAGTAGCGGTAGCAGACAGCCACTGCCACTGCTACTGCCACACATAACAAATCAGACATCAGACATCATACATTAAAAAATTAAGACAAAATGGCTCAAAATTATATTCAGTGTGGTGACGTAATCGATCACGTTGCCGCCGCCACTCTTACCAGTGGAACGCCAATCCTGATCGGTGCAATTGTAGGCGTGCCATTGGGTGATGCTGCCATTGGCGATACCGTTTCAGTACAATTCGAAGGCGTGTTTACCCTGCCAAAAGCTACAGGCACAGCCTGGGCACAGG